CGGCGAAGGAGTGACCAGCGATGGCGCACACGCATCCCAGCCGTCACGCGGCGCGGTCAAATCAACCTCAAGTATCAATTGCAGTGACGCTTGAGAAATGTTCTAGGTTCAATTTGCGGGGGGCAAGGGGACAGCGTCCCCTAGGTTCGGTTTATACTTTAACTTCACGCATTTGGTCGTTTTCCATTTTCCATTTCCCGGACTTTAGCGGAAAACGAGAGCAAGCCAACCTGTCACACCCTCAGTGCGGCACAAAAGGCAATTGCGGTTTAAATGGACTTTCATATATCGTTGCGGAGGCCGGGCGATGAACGGGCGGCCGGAAACGATACTTGCGGACGAAGTGAGGCAACTTGTGCGTGCGATGCGCGAACTGATCGGGGCCGCCGAGCAGGCCCTGCCACTCATGGCGGGGGATCGCACGGTGATCGCCGGGCGAATCGCGCTGGCGCACGCATCGGTTGCCCGAGTCGCCGCATCATTAAGGGAGTGAGAAATGGCTTCATCACCTATTCTGTCGCAGACAGACCTTCAGATGCTTTTGGCGACCCAACGGAACGCCGTGGCGACCATTGCTGGCGCGATGATCACGGTTTCCGGCCGGCCCTGGAGCATCAAGGAGGTTATGGAACTGATGAACAGCCTGCACTTTGCATTACACCCGTCGCCGGGGGCGGGCCGCTATGACGCTTGGGCGAAGGACCCCCAGAACCTGGAGAAGGTTTACAAGTGATCCGCATCGGGTGGCGGCGGGCGGCTAACCGCTTCGCCGCGCGCGAACGCTTCGATGAATTCCGCCACCTGTTCGCCTACCTCCGGCGCCATGAAGCTCTGCATCTCGAACGAGAACTTCATCAGCAGAGCATGGGCCGCCAGCGCCCGGCAGAACGATTTCAGGTCCATGGCCACCACAGGCGGCTCGGGAAGGGCATCAGCCATGTCGGCCGCTATATCGCGCTCGCGGGGGGAAGGGCAATCAGATGATGGCTCGAAGTCCATTTTTGCGACCTCGGATGAGGCGGCAGGGATTGCAGCGGGCGCTTGCGGTCTGCCTGATCGTGGCCACCAGTGGGTGCGCTCCCGTGGAAATGAAGGCGGCCGCCGATAGGCCAGCCGGCGAGACCTATGCGAGTGCCGGGGATGTCGTGCTTAAGGTCCAGCGCACCGACAACTTGCCGAACGCGTGGGGCCGCGCCGACCTGTTCGGCCGCACGCGCGATCGCGGCTTCACCGAGCTGCGCTACATGGGCCTTGGACCGCAGGGCATGCCTGTGTTCCGGCGGCGGGATGTGGAGATCATCACGAACGAGACCACGATGTCCCGCACTGCCGGGATCAGCACCTACCAGGCCGCCGGCAGCGCCTTCGTCGCCGGCGGCGCGGGGAGTGCCAGATATGGCGCCACCGGCACCACCATCATCCCGGCGACCGCCAGCGTCACACCCCTTGCGCCGGATACCGTGGAATTTCCCCTGGACCTTCGCCAGGGGAGAACGGTGACCGTCGGCACCAACGGGATCGAAGTGATCGAAGCGACGGCGGCCGGCGTTCGATACCGAGCCTATTAGGGGGTACAGGATGGAAAGTGTCGTCTGGGGGGCTTTAGTTGCCTTAGGGATCGGGTTCGCGTTCGAACATCCGCGCGCGTTCTTGGTCTTTTGCGTGGCGCCCATGTTGTTGGTCTACGGAGGATTGACCTATTGGGCCCTGACTTACCAATGGGAACGTGAGGCGCGGGCCAACCTAGCGAACCAACACTCCGAAATCGCACGGGCAGTACAGCGCGACTTCGTAGACGCAGGAAGCTGGGATGCCCCCACCACCGCAGCCCCCAAAGAGAACGGTCAGTAACGCATTAGGGATTGCTCGGCAGCCGACGCACCTCGCCCCGCTGCCGTTCCAAGCAGGCTGGTGGGTTGCTGACTGACCGCGCGGGGCGTGCGCATCATGAAATCGCGCATCCAGGGCGAAGTGAGCGCTCGCGCTGCCATCCACGCGGCAGGCACCACCGCAGCGGGTCCAATAAGCTCCCCACTGGACAAGGGCGAGCCCGCGAAAGATGCCGCTCCACCAGCTACCATGGTGCGAAGCCATTCAGCCCCCGCCGTCGGGCTCTTCCCGGCGATGTCACGCGTGAGTCGCATGCCGCTGGCGACTGTCGCCAGATCTTCCACCGCCTGCCTCTCGGCCGGCGCCATGTAGCTCAGCAACGTCTCCCGCGCCGCCGGCGGCACCATCGCCCATTTACTGGCGAAGCTCCCGGCGGAGAACCCGGCCGGCGCAGCCGCCGCCTGCGCCACGCGCGCTTCACCGATGCTCGGCTGCCCCATGTGGCGGAACATGCCGGCGAGCACCTGGCGCCGATCGCCGGGATCCATCGTGTCGAGCAGTTGCTTCAACCGGGTCTGGTCGCCACCCAGTTCGGCAATCAGGCTGTTCCGCAGGGTATCGGGATCCGCCTTCTCGTTGGCGTAATAGGCAAGGGACTGGCGAAGACGGCCGGCACCCTGCTGTTCCGCCGTGGCGGTGTTGTACTTGGCCCACGCGGCCGCCACGTCCGGACCGGCCTGCTGCGCTTGGCCGGTCAACGTCTCGTTCAGGGTGTCATAGACCTGCCGCACGTATTCCCGCTGCTTGGCCGCCAGGGATCGGCCGGCCTCTGAAACGCCGAAAGCCGCATCACCGATCACGGATCGGTTTTCCAGAACGTTCTGCAGGCTCATCTCCCCGGTGCCGGACTTGATCAGGCTACGCACCTCCGTCAGCGCCGGCTGCAGGATCCGGGCCATCTCAGGCTCACGGAGCGCTCGCTGCGCGAGCCGGTCTTCCAGCTCCACCATGGGCCACATATCCACGCGGGCCGCGGGGCCGCCCATGTTGCCGACCACCTGATTGCGGGCAGCTTCAATCGCGTCCAGGCGGGCCTTGTTGGCCCGCGTCGCCGCGTCTCGCACCACCTGGCCGAGCATAGATCCATCCGGCACCTTGTCCGGCGCGCCGGCGATCGTTCCCAGCACGTCGTCCGCCCGCTTCGTCAGTGCGTCCATCGCGGCGCCCGCCTCGCGGCTGATGCGTCCCCCGCCAAGGAACTGCTGGGTCGCATTACTGAGCCGGGCCAGACCAGGCGAATCCAGAACATCCGCCAGATTCGGTGCGATTTTCGCCTCATCGGTCGCCGCCGTCGCGTTCAGCCGCGCCACAGCATCGCTGACTGGAGACGCCTTCGGCAGCATGGCGCGCACCAGCGGCGCCACATAGGGCGTCACAAACCTCTGCACCGCGGGCGGAATAACCATATCGGCCGCGCCCACGGCCGCCGCGTCCACCGCCATATCGCCCGCGCTGCGCGTGTCCTTCCCGCCGGTCAGCTTGTTGATCGTCCAGCGCGCGCCTTCCTGGCCAGCGATATCGCCGGCGGCATAGGCGCCCAGGGCAGCCACTGGATTTTTTGATGCCGCGCCAGCCGCCATGGCGGCTCCGGTGCCCAAAAGGCCGCCAACCGCCTCGGGGATGACGGAAGCGACATCACCCCAGTCCGGGACGCGCAACCCCCGCGGGCGATAAATCACCTGCTTGCCCGATGCCTCGTCGAAATATGTGTAGTTCGTGGGATCGTCCGGCAGGGGCGTTGCGAAGGGCTGCATGCGGCGCAGTTCGGCGAGCCGGTCCGCCGGCGTCGCCTGGGCGCCGACACGCGCGCGCACCCACCAGGGCGCGCCTACCGTCTCCGCATCCCCATACCAGGGCGGGATCGGCGGCACTGGCAGTCCGTTTTCCAGCGTGTCCTGCACGCGATCGGATGGCGGCACCATCGGCACCTGGCCGGCGAGATATCCAGCCGACGGCGGCGGGGCCACAACATCCTCCGGCGGCATGCCCGCCGCGTACCACTGGCGGCGCTCCTCCGGCGTCATCCCCATCAGTCCCGGCATGTCAGTTCCTCCCGCGCCGGCGGCGCTGTTCGGCATCGATCAGGCGCAGCTCCGCATCCGTGAAATCAGGCCGCTGATCTCTTGCCCGCTTGCGGAGATCCGCGAAGGCCGCCGCATCCAAGGCCGCCAGGCCGTCGGCCGTGATGGCGGTTGCAACAACGGCGGCCGGCGGCGGCGTCGCGGGCGCAGGTGCGGCACTTGCGGGCGCTGGGACGGCCACTGGCGGCGTTTGTGCCAGCGTCGGTAGGGGGGTAGCGGGCGATGCAGCGGGGGCGGGTGGCGCCGCAGCGGGCGTGGCGGACGAGGGATGACGCAGCGCGGGGGGCGCATCGGGCGACAGCGCGTCCGGGCGGAGCTGGCCCGCGGGCACCACGGGCTTGCCGTCCTTGCGGTCCGACAGCTCGAACCGGCCGTTGGGCGTCTCCACCATCGGGGCGCGGAATGTCACGCCGGCGGGCAGCTCGCCTTCCACCTCATGCGGCTGGAGCGCGATCAGTTTCAGCTTCGGCAGCACCATGCCGGGGTCCAGGCCTTGGCGCACCGCCGCTTCCCGGGCCTCCCGCAGCGCCGCCAGCGCCGCCTGATCGCGCGCCTTCATGTCGTTGTACGCCAGGCTGGCGAGCTGGCGCTTGGCGTCCTCTGTCAGGCCGGATTCACCCGTGGTCCGGCCAAGGAATTCACTCAGCCGCTGCTGCATACCGCCATAGGCCGCAGCCATCTCCAGCTTGTGGTCGCGCACCACCGCATTCGGGTCGAAGATCTTCGCCACGCTCTCGATCGCCGCTTCGGCGCCAGCTCGGGTGTTTTCGTTCAGGCCCACCAGCGCGCCGTCGAAGCGAGGCTCGGTTTCCCGCCACTGCCGCAGACGAGGATCCTGCGCCAGGTTGTGGCTGAGATCCGCCGCCAGCCGCACGGCCTGCGGTTCGTTCGGCACCAGGCCGGCACGATCGGCGATCACCATGGTCTGCACGTCGCGCGTGGTGCCGTCCGGCCCCACCGTCTCGATGTAGGTGGAACCCGGCCGATAACCGGGCCCCATGCGCTGCTGCGCCTCCGTATCGGACAGGATGCGCTTCTGCGGCTGGTCCGGCAGCGCGCTCACCTGGTTGTCCCGTTCGTTCACCTGCCAGCGCTGGTTCGTGGAAAGCCCGCGCGCGGTCACCTCCGCCGGCGTCAGCACGCGGTAGCTGGCCGGCGTGTCCGGCATCGCCTCCACCTTCTGGGTGGTGGTGTTGAGCTGGTAGGTCCGGCTGGTATCGGTGATCCCGCGAGCCCTCGCCTGCGCGGGCGTCAGCACCACGAAGCGATCGCGGTTCGCGTCCTGGATCGCGGATTGCGCCAGCATCGCGATGCCCTTGTCCGGGTCCGCGATCATGGTGGCCATCACCGCCTGGCGGCCCTGCGGCGTCATCTTCTGCCAGGTGCTTTGCTGGTCCGGCGTCAGGTTCGGTGGCGGCCGGTCCGGACGGGCGGCGACACCCATGGCCAGATAGTCCGACACCTTCGTGCCGTTGCCGTCCGCCCGATTGTCCGTGCCGCCCGATCGCACGAAACGCTCCACCCCGGCGGGGCCACCCAGCCAGGCGGCCGCCAGCAGCCCGTCGCGGGTCACAGGCACACCACCGATCGTCTGGCCGACATAACCGTAGAGACCGAGGCGATTGAGCGCCTGGTCATTCGCCGCCATGCCCGCCTTGTAGGCGGCCTGCTGCGCGTCCCGGTTGGCCAGGAAGTCCCCCACGGTCTTCACCTGGGGGAAGCCGGGGATGTTGAAGGTGCCGGACCATTTCACGCCGGACCATTGGCCCGGCGCCGTCGGGTCGCTCACGTTCTCTTGCGGGCCCGGCTGATAGATCCCGGCGGTGGCCGCCAGCGGGGCGCCCAGCTGGTATTCGCCGGAGAACCTAAGCCCGTTCACCTGGTCCGCCTGGCCGCCGGATTCACGCCGGCTCAGCAGATCCCGCACGCTGGCTCCGGGGTAATCCTCACCGCCGCCGGGAGCACCGCCGGGGGCCGCACCAGGCAGCGCCGAGCCGTCAGGGGCGATCTGACCAGTGCCGGCCGGCATGAACGCGCCGAAGGCCAGCCGCAGGCCCGCTTCCTTTCGCTGCTGATCCCGCAGCTGCAGCCCCATCGCGAATTCCTGGCGCCGTTGCAGCCAGTCCGTCCTTTGTTGCGCTCCGGCCGCGCCGGATCCGGCCGCCAGCGCATCGGCCACTGCCCCGGCGGTGGATTGTGGCGGGCCGAGGGTCTTTTCCCCCGCGCGCAGCAGCGCCTGGTTGAACGCGCTCCAGCCGGCCATCGTCGCGGCACGTGAATCGGGAGGCACGGACCAGGGCTCCGCGCCTTCCGGCGTGGGGCCGGACGGGGCGATGGCGCCGCCGGTGACGAATGGGGCGAGCAGGCTCAGAACGGGGTCGCGACCGTCCGGCCCGGGTTGCGGCGTTCCCCAGAAGTCGAGCAACCCGGCCATACGATCAGCCTCCCAGCAGGGACATGCGGCCCCGGCTGGACGGGCCAGCGGCAGCCTGGTTGTTCTGGTGCATCGTCAGCAGCGACATCAGCAGATTGTTCGGCCCGCCGGCGGAGGCCGGCGCCGCATGGCCGGAGCGCATGTAGTTGCTGCTGTTCGGCGAACCGCCCGCGCCAGCCGCGCCACCGGCACCGCCGGTGCCCAGGCTGCGCAGCCCGGTGTAGAACGTGTTCCAGTCCTTATCGGACAGGCCGAACGGATTGCCGCGCGCCGTCGCGGCCGCGACGTTCGCGGCGAAGTCATTGCCACCCGCCCCGGCATCCCATGGCGCCGTCGCACTGCCCCATCCGGTGGCTAAGTCCGGGGCCGCCGGCATCGCGTCGGCGATGTTCAGGCCGATCGGCTGGCCCGCCAGCAGGTTCGGATCCATGCCCGCCAGCAGGTTCGGATCGAAGAATGAGAAATCGAACATCAGTGCCCCCTTATGCCGCCACCGGCAGCGGCTCCAGCCGCATGCCCAGCGCGTTGTAATCGACCCGATCGAACCCGTCGGTGCCGCGCACCACCGCGTCCGGGCGGATCTCGCGCACCTCGTTCGCCATCACGCCGACGAAATGGCGATCGCCGCCGACGTAGCGGAACTTCCACAGCCGGATGCCATCCGGCCGGATGCCGATCGGCTCCGCGTCGGTTTTCACCGCGGGATCCGAGGTGCCGATCAGATAGCCGAGATATCCGAGCTGCCCGAGCGTCCCCAGCGTGCCGATGCCCTGCGCGAAGGTGTTCTGGTTGTAGGGCTGTGTGCTGGTGGTCGTGCTGCCGTAAGGCGTGGCCGACAGGGCGGACTGGCGGATCGCCAGCTGCTCCAGCGGGTAGTCGTGCTGTTCCTGCCAGCGGCGCCACACATCGGCCAGTTCCTGCTGGTCCTGGCCCTGCTGGATCAGCCCCGCCTTCAGCAGATCGCCGGCGGCCGCCGAGCTGACAGCCTGGCCCTGGCCGGCGCCGCTGATCAGGCCCTGGGACGTGGCCAGCGCGCTGGCCAGCGCCTTGTCCCACCCTTCGGAACGGATGCCGGCGGAGATCTCCCCCGCCTTTTTCGCCGTCTCCGCCGCCAAGGTCGCGGCCTGGATGCCGTAGCGGGAGCCGCCGAACGCCCCGGCCGCCTCGGCACGGTCGGACAGCTGGTTCTGCGCGATCGCGCCGGCATCGTTCACCGCGTCCAGCGCGTAGCGCTCCACATTGTGGATATAGGGGTTGAGGAACCCGCTGGCGGTGGCCGGCAGGTCGCTCATCATCGAAAGGCCCTGATCGGCGGAGGCGGAATACTTGCCCAGGCCGGCGCGGAACGCATCGAACGCGTCCAGCTGGTCCTGCGTCAGGCCCGCCACGGTGTCCCCGCCGAACGCCTCATAAGGCCGCGCGGCCACCTTGTTGGCGAAATTCAGGTTTTCCTGCCCGCCCTTTTCCACCCACGCCGGCAGCTTCGTCACGTTCGTGACGGTCTGACTGCCGGAGGATCCACCACCCTTCATCGCCTCAGCTCCTCAGATCGCGGGCAAACGTCGTGCCGATGATTTTCCAGCCATGTCCCGGCAAGATGCGCTCCCAGCCGCGCCGCCCTATCGCGACGGCCCTGGTCGCGCCCTGGGATCGCGCCCACTGATCGATCTCCGGCTGCAGTTCCAGGCAGTCCTGCATGTTGCCGGCGACCAGCCAGTAATTCACCGCGGAGAAGTTCGGGTAATCCCTCACCTCCGTGATGATCGCGCCGTCGCGCTTTTCCCACCACTGCGCCTGGCCGGAGCGCAGCATCGGCACCAGGTGCTTTTCCAGGTCGTGCGTACCGCCGGCCCGCACCAGGGCTTCCCGCAGCTGCAGGCGGATCAGATCGTGGTTCATGTGCGGGGCACCTGCGCTGTGATCAGCGCGCCGGTGTTGTCCACCGTCACGCGCCAGGTTGAACCGTCGGGCGCCGCCAGCAGCAGGGCGGGGACCATGAATTCCTGGCCCACCTTCACGTTCTGCCGGTCCGCCGCCTCGATGGCGTTGCAGTTTTCGTTCCATTGCTGCGCGATGCGCTCGCCGCCGGAAAGGCGGATCAGCCGGCGGATGCCGGTGACGGCGCGGGGAATGATGCTCATCGCCGCGCCCCCTGGCCGATGTCCAGGGCCAGACGGCCCACCTGCCACAGCCCCGGTGCCTCTTCCTGGATGCGCAGGCGCACGGACCGCGCCTCCAGCACGTCGGGATCGATCACGCCATCGGCGCGCGTCAGCAGATAGCTGCCCATGTCGAATGCCTCGCCGTTGGGTTCATGCCGGCCCGTCAGCACGTAGCGCACCGCGCCATCTCCGCTCACGTCCGGATAGATCGCGCGCACGATCGCGGCCCGCTCGCCGTTGGCCAGCTCCAGCGTGCCGGTCTCCGCGAACACGTCGGCACCACGCGCGACGCCATCGGCCAGGTAGCCGAATTCGTGCTCAAACACCTGGCCGGCCTCATCGCCCATCAGCGGCTTGTTTTCCGCGCCGGTGCCGATACCTGCAGTGCGCGGCAGAACACCGATCGAAATCAGGTTCTGCTCATAGTTCCAGATCACATAGCTGTCCGGCTCCACTGCGCCTTCCGACGGGTAGCAGAACCAGAATTCCGGGAAGGTGCCGTTGTGGAAGGCGAAGCTCTTGGAGGCGGAGCTGCGGTTCATGCGCTTGAAGACGTAAGCCATCACCGGCAGCATGCTTTCCGGGATCGGCATCGGCCGCAGCGCCCCGTCATACATCCAGAGCGTGCTGTGCCCGATCCAGACGGCCCGGTTGCCGCCCACCGCGATCGCGTTCGGGCCCACCGGGCCGCAGCCATCGCCGATCTGATCCGATCCGTAGACAAGGGGCGCACCGACGTGGCGGATGATGTGCGCATCGTTGGAACACAGCACCAGGATGCCATCCGGCACCCGGCGGGCACAGATGATCTCCCCGGATGTCCGCAGGTTCAGCTCCCCCGCCGTATTCGTCACGGTCGGCGTCCATGTGGTCAGCTCTTCCTGCGAACACCAGGCATAGGCGCGCGGATCTCCGCCCGCCGCCAGCACCATCACGTGGCGCTGGTCCGTCACCACGAACGTCCGCCCGCTCGGCGCGCCGGACACGGCCGCCATGTCGGCGGAGGGGGAGATGGTATGCGGCCAGTGCAGCAGGCGGCCATCGGCGCTGCCCATCGCCAGAAGATCCTGGCCCCAATTGTCCAGGGTGGTGGTGTCCACCATGCGCGCACGCTGATCAGCGGTCTCCAGGGTGCGCGGCGTGCCGAATTCCTCTTCGCCGAAGTCGCCGATACCGAAGCCGTCGGCGAAGGCGCCCTCGGTTCCCGGCTGAAAATCCGCCGGCGTGATGTCGTAGAACGTGCCGTTGAACAGGCCGATTTGTGCCAGACTCGCGGCCGCCTGCCAGCGCAGCCCCGCGTTGTCGCGCCAGGCCAGGATCGCCCGCACCGCCAGGTCGAGCTCGAAGCCAGGCACAGACTGCCAGCCGCCGATCGGCTGGATCTCCGCGCCAACGAAGCGCACCTGGCTCATGTCGAACCAGGCGCGCCCCGTAGCATCCGGCGTCGGGCGCCGGCGGCAGCCCGGCGGAATGGTGAGTGGCGTGCGGCCCATCGTCTCCTCTACTGCCCCTCCTGGTGTCCCGCCTGGCGGGCCTCCTGTTGCGTCAGCAGTTCATCCACGCGTGCCAGCTTGGCGCGGCAATCGGCCCCCGCCAGCCAGCCTTGCAGCATCAGCTCGGCGAATTCGCGGTCCGTGCGCAGCGCGCCCTCCGCCGGAATCGCTGGGGCGGGCGCGCACTGGCGCAGCTGCTCCGGGATCGGCAGGCGAGGCGGTGGCGGGGTGGAGGCGGCGCAGCCCGTCAAGCAAAGCGCGTACAGGACGTGAACGGGCGCAAGCCGGCGCGGCCGGCGGCCTCGCCAGAGCCGCACCACCAGGCGCGGAGACACCAGGATCCACCACAGGCGCCGGCTCCGGCTCGGCGGCGGCGATTTCCGCGCGGGTATCGGCGGCGATGCGGTCGCGCTCGCGGGCATCGGCGCTCTCTCGGCGCAAGGCGGCCAGCTGTGCATCGTGATCCTCCTTCATGGCCTTTGCGGCCGCCTCGGCGGCGGCGCGTGCCCGGTTCGCCACCTGCGCGGCGTCGTATTGGTGCTTCAGTGCCCAGCCGGTGCCGGCGAGCAGCACCACCAGCACCAGGGCCACCTTCATGCCGATGCCCAGGCCGAACATCAGTTCGCTTCCTCCCGCAGTCGGCGCCGGCGCCAGAACCAGATCGCGGCGGCCGCCAGGATGATGATCAGGAACGCCCAGAACTGCGGCTTGCCCACCAGGGCCCCCAGCGCGTGCAGCAGCCCGCCCGCCTGTTCCATCTGGTTGCCCACCTCGTTCGCCACCGCGATCGTCGCGGATCCGCCCGCCACCACCGCGCCGCCGGCCTCCTTGCTGGTCAGGATCGTCTTGCTCGGCACGGGTGTTTCCGGTGTGGCGCGGCTTTCGTCGGGATCCACCGGCGCGGAATCGTCCACCCCACGCCACAGGGCTGCCTCCGCCCGGCGCCGGCGCACCAGGCCCGGCAGGTCGACCAGCTGGCCGTTGACCCGGCCCTTGGTCCATTTCATGAACTCGGCGGGCACCGCGTCGAAACGGCCCTCGTTCACCCGCTTGAGCAGCGTAGACTTGCCCAGCGCGCCGATGCCGACGTTGAAGGCGAAGCTGACCAGCGCGTCGAACTGGTTGGGCTGCAGATCCACGTTCACCAGGTCCTGCACACCATCCGCGAAGTTGCGGAGATCCGCGCCGAGGATCTGATCGGCCCGCGCCTGGTTGATCCACATCCCCTCCGTCACGGCCGGCTCACCGGCGGCGGAGGTGTGGCCGTAGCCGATCGTCAGCACCCCGGCCGGGCAGACATAGGCCCCCAGGCGGCAACCCTCGAACTGCTTCACCAGCTCGACGCAGGCTTGCGTGATTCGCATCAGATCCCCCATCGGTCCTGGGCGTAATCGATCACCTGCGCCACCTGGCTGTCTGACAACTCGCCGGCGTAGATGATCAGCTCGTGCAGCGTCATGCTGCAGTGATTGGAGCCGCTGCCGCTGCCTTCGGCGCCGATCCGGCCATGGATGTAGGACGCTGGATCGTGTGAATTCGCGACAACCGTTCCGGCCGGGGTGTCAATCTGCATGCCCGTGCCGCTATTCCAGCCAGACAGGCGGGCCACCAGGACATTGCGGTTGGTGCCGGTGATAACACCCGAATAACAGGTGTCACCATTGAACGTGAAAAGCCCCTGCACGCCGCCCAGGTTGTCCCAGCCCAGCGATGTCATGTCGCCGCCGTCATCGAATGCCAGCGCCGTGCCGACCGCGCTGTATTGGGCGGCCAGCACCATCGTGAAGGTGGACCGGGCCGCGATCGCCGGAGGCAGCGCCGAACCGGAGATCGAGGCCAGGCTGGTATCGTTGCTGGCGTTGAACACCAGTCCCTTGCCGTTGGCGCTGCGCACCGGCCGCCGCGCGGCGGTGGTCTGCTCGAACGCGGAGCCCTCATCGCCACGGATGCGCGCCACGCTGCCGCCGGCGATGGCGGGCGTCGTGCCCGCCACGTCGGAATACATCCGGCAGCCCTCGGAACCGTCGGCCGCGAACCAGAACAGCAGCGGCAGCAGCTCCGGCGGGCGCTGCCCGCCGCCGGCGGCGGCCGCCATGATGGCGATCGGAACTGTCATGCGGCGGTGTCTCCGCCGACGAACACCGTGGCGCCCATGGAAACGATGGAGATGATCGCGCCCACCCCGGCCGTCTTGTATTGCGGCGGCGTGCGGCGATTGGAGAGCGTAACGCCCGAGCCGGCGGCGATGGTGACCTGGCCGGCGCCCTGCTGCTGCACGATCATCTGCGTGCCCTCGGTCAGCACGCCGATCGTCAGAGTCGTGGCCGAGCCTGAGGTGCAATAAATGGAACTGCCATGATCGCCGTCCACCAGCGTGTCCGATGTGCCGGTAACCTTCCGGAAACTCCGGCCGCCGACGCCCGCATCCACATATTGCTTCGTTGCCGGCTGCATGGCGGCGACTGGATCGGCCGCCAGCGTAATGGCACCCGTCATCGTTCCGCCGCTCTTCGGCAGGGCGGCGTTCGCCGTGGCCTGCGCGGCGGCGGCCGCGGCAGACGCCGACGAGGCCGCGGTCGCGGCGGCATCCGCGTCCGCCTGCGCCGCGGCGGCATCGTCCTGCGCCTGCTTCAGTTCGGTATCGATGATATCGGCGTTGGCGTTCAGCTTCGTGCCCCATGTGTTGCGGGACGCGCCGATCTCAACCTTCGTCAGGGCGAAATTCGTGGTGGTGGAATCGGGCATCAGAGTTTCTCCAGGCGCCGTTCCAGCACCACCAGCAGCTGCTCCACCAGGCGCGGCCCAAGGAAACCGCCCGCGATCATCGCCGCGCTCGCGGCGCCGGACCCGAAGCCGCAGAATTCGGCCACGCCGAGGCCGAGATAACCGCCGGCGAAGGCAATGATGCCCTCCCACAACGTGTGCCAGCCGAGCGGCGGGCGCTTGGGGTTGTTCGCCCAATAGAGCAGCCGCCCCAGAAGGCCGAACGCTCCCGCGGCCAGCGCCTCCCGCGCGATCGACGCCCCGTCCTCCATCATCCGCGCATTCCTCCGGCGCTGGATCCACCGCGCGATGGCGGCACAGAAGCCACAGCAATGCGCGTGGCGGTCGCTCCAGCGCAGAGCGGCGCGCGGCCCGGCGGTCAATTCGTCAGCGGCTCCCGACATCACCACCCCCTCTCCGCAGCGAAGGCGATCACCAGGCTGGCCATGGCGGCCGCGCCGATCGCCGACAGGATCACGTATTCCACGGCGTTCATGCCGCCTCCTCACAGGCGCAGCAGCCGTATTCCCGCCACCAAGTGGGCGCGGGGGCGGCGAGCTCCGTCCAATCCGGGCAGGGCATGCAGGGCCAGGCGATCGTCAGCGTGCCGGCGCCAGCAATGACCACCGCGCCGCCATCCACGTCGCTTGGCAATTCCATCTCGCCGGCACCCACGAACGTGCCGGCGCCGGCGATGATCAGCGCGCCACCCGAAACATCATCCGGATCGCCCAGATCGCCGCCGGCGATGAACGTGCCGGCGCCAGCAATGATCAACGCCCCGCCATCCACATCGACGGCCGGCGGCGTGATCAGAAATTCCTTGGTTTCATCGTTCGACCAGGACAGGCCGGTGGCGGTGTAAAGATCGGTGAAACTGGAGCCATCCGCGGAAGATCGGATCGTAATGGTGGGGGCCGACAGGGAACCCGTAGGACCCGCGGTGACCCTCAGCCTATCGAACAGCGGAGTGTTGCCTGGCCCAAAGTCCATCGTGTAGGTGACATCGCCACCGTCCCAGTTCCACACGGTAGCGGAATTGCGATCATACGGCGCGCGCGGGCCGTTCAGCGTCGTGCCGGTGCCCGCGATCGTGTGGACCCCGACAGGGGTCACGTCAGGGCCGGAGCCGGAGTCCCGGAAGTCGATCTCGTTGATCGCCAGGTCCGTGCTGAACCCATTGGGGAACCCTGCGAAGCTTACTTGCCAGTATCGCGTGCCGCCAGGGTTAGTCAGCGTGGCATCCGACCCAGCCGGCTCGCTGAATGTGCCGGTTTGCGCCGCCCCCCAGCCGCTCGGTCGCGAAAACCACCACTCGCGCCGCCAGGTGGCTCCGCCGTCGGTGGATGATGACCACACGCCGAAAGCTGGAGTGCCACCACCCGCGCCATCGAAGGAGGCGGGGGAGCGCATGAACATGGAGGCGATTTCCACGCCTCCACTGAACGTCAGCTCGATGCGGCGGTCGGAGTTGCCCCAGCCGGGTATATCCGCATTCGCCCAGCAAAGGTTCCACGAGGTGTTTTCGTATGCGCTATCCGAGTAGTAGGCGAACATCACCCACTTGTTGCGGTTCCACGCGTCCCAATCGCTCTCGACAAACAGGTCAGTGGGGAACAGGTCGTTGCCGCTCGGATCCCGCGGGATGAGCTGGGCGATCTGCATGTACTTGGCGCCGACGCCCCACACGTCCAGCTTCCATTTAGTCTTGCTGTTGGCGTAGGACACGCCCGGCTTAGTGAAGACGTAGCTAGTTTCGGCGGCGGAGCCTGGGACGGTGCCACTCCACAGCGTCGTGTAGGTTGAATCGTCGTCTGATCCCTTGACGACAAACTGGCTTGGGGTGTTCGCCGTAAACACATCCCGGGTCCGCAGCATTAGCTCGACGAATTCCTTCGCGTTGCCGGGGCCGAGGTCATATTTGAGCCAGGGGGTGCCGCTCTCGTAGTCTGACACCCAGGCGCGCGAGCTGTTGTCCTTGTGGAATATACTGTCGAACGCGTTGGCGGCCGCGTAATCCGAGCTGCTAGCGTAATAGGTGGAGGCGGTCGCGGTGCCGCCGATGGCTTCGTTACGGCCGCCAGGGATGGTACGCAGATGGCACGCGGTGACGCCATAATAGTTTCCGCCACCCTGCGGGCCGCCCGGGAACTCAACTTTGTAGTAGCGATACGCCGTCATCGCATCGCCCCCTTAATCTTCTCTGGCGACCACGTTCCCAGCGGCCAGCACGAAGCGCTCACCCACGCCGATCGAGACGGAGATAGGCGTCACCAGGTCGCCCGGATCCACGATCGGGTTCCAGTCCAGCAGATTGCCGCCGGAGACGGCATCGAACAGCCCGATATGCGTCAGCGCGCCCCAGCTGGCAGCCGCCACGGGGAACACCACGTCCGCGCTGTTTTCCACCGCCGGCGGCGTGCCTGATGGCGCGGCGAAAGTGATGGGCGTGCGGGCATAGTTCGTGCCGCCGGATGTCGACACTTCCGTGCCGCCGCCGGCGTCGGTTGGGGCCGCCGTGAACAGCCCGACATAGACCTGCGCGATCGCCGGGAAGGCCTGCGCGCGGTAGGTGGCGTTCAGGATCGCGGTGGACAGGTAGGTGGAATGGTTCGCCATCAGCCGATGCTCCGGAAACGTTGCGTCAGGGGCCCGCGGCCGATCGAGGCATCGCGGTAGGCTGCGTTGGCGGACATGACGGCCGCGGTGTAGGCCGCCGTGTGGCTGGCGATCCGCTCATCATCGCCCAGCATCGCCGCCGCATGCGCCAGCGCCCCATACAGGTAGGCGTTCGGCACATGCGTCAGCACGGCGTTGGTGGCGGCCGGATCGCTGCCCAGCGCCGATGCCCGGAAATACGCCATGCGCAGCTGCGCCGGGCTTTCCGTGCTGGGCGGGGGCCACAGCTCCAGCGACAGGCCGATCACCGAATAGCGCAGCGGGTCGCCGACGTTCTGCGGGGTGGGGGAATCGCTCAGGAATTGCGCCTGGTCCGCCGACCCGGCCTGCGCGCGCGGCCAGTATGTGAGCGCCGGGCCGCCATCCAGGCGGAGATCGTCCATCTCCAGGAAATCATCCGGCAGCGTCACGTAGCGGTCCGTGGCATCGATGCCGACGCGGGCCACCTGGCAGCGGGTGCGCAGGCCGGGCGGAATACCGTCCGGCGGATTCGGGCTGCCGTTGATGTGCGTTTCAGCCAGCGTGATGAAGGTGCCAACGGCGGCGAACCCCGCCACGGCGGAATTCACGCTGGCACGGCGCAGGAAGGCGAGGATGGCGTTTTCCAGCTGCGTCCGGGTCATGCCAGGCGCGCTCCGTTATCCGTCCGGAGCTTTCGGTTGGAGTTGCTGGACAGCCAGCGGTCCATCCACTGGTGATCGATGATCGTGGTGCCGCGCATCACGCCGATATCGTTCAGCTGCTGCACTACCACCATCGGCAGGCGGGCGACGTGGCGCCAGCCACCGGGAACCCGGCGAGCGGCGTAGCGATCGAAGGCGTTCGCCTGCGTCACGTTGGCGTCCAGCACCGGCGCCACATCCTGCACGACACGGATGATCGGCACGCCGGTTTCCACATCCCGCTCAACGCGGGTGCGCATGCGGCGGTCCGGATCGATCGTGTCGAGCAGGATGCGGGCCATGGCGGGTCAGCCCGTCAGATCGCCGACGAGGAAGTGCGCCTTGGGGGCGGACACCTCCAGGCAGCCCTCGAACTGGATGGCACCGTCTTCGGCGTCACCGTTCTTCGCCAGCTCGACCTCATTGAAGTTCGCACCGACCTGGGCGGCCAGCGCCAGGTGTTGCGTCTCCACCCCCAGCACCACGTTCGTGGGCATGAAGATGTCCGGCGCGATCTCGTGTCGCCCGAAGTCGGAGCGAAACACATCCACCGCCGTGACCATCGTCACCGGCTCCGGCGTGGTGGACTGGATCACGTTGCTGATGTGCACGTTGCCCGCGCCGCCGGCCGAAAGCGCCGAGAAGGCCCGCTTGAACGCCGGGCACAGCAGGATCAGGTTCGGCTTGCCGCCATCGGTGAACGCGTCCTGCACGCCGGAATTGATCATATCCAGCGTCATCGTCCGCCCGGTGCCCGCCACGGGCGCGCCCGCACCAGTACCGGCCGGCATGGCGCCAGTGCCGGCACCCATGGACCCGTTGGTGATGTAGCACTGCAGGGACGACATGCGGCGCGGATCCACCGCGGTGCGCACCTTCACGCCCGTCAGCACCTTTTCCAGGTCGCGGCGCAGTTCCAGGCCCTTCAGCAGCAGCTGGCGATCGAATTCATCGCCTTCCACGCTGTTGGTCCGGTTGTAGGAGCCGGAGACGGTGACCGCGCGCACCATGATCTGGCACACGTTGTTCAGGCGGTCCGGGATCTTCGATGTCTGCGCGGCGGTGCGCCAGCCTTCGGGCTGTTCGTTGTCGGCCGCGGCGTTCAGTTCCTGAACCAGCCACTCATGCGTGATCGCGGTGGCGTCGACGGGGCGCAGGGCGGAAGCCAGCGGCGCCTCCGACGGATCGATCAGCATGATTATCTCCGCGAGATCCTCGCGGATATTGGTGGCGGAGGTGGTGACGCGCGTATTGGTGATGGCGGCGCCCATGGAGCCTGACATGCTCGGTTCCTTTTCCGGCAGCGCAATGCGCCGCCAAGGCGGTGGATCATCAGGGTCTGCGGGCTGACCGATGCGGGGCCGCCGATCGGTGCCGGATTGTTCGCCGCCCTTGGTCCCTCGGGACTGGGCAGCGAGTTCCAGGCCGTGTCGGCAACCCTCGGATCGCGCGGGCGCCTTCACCGGGAGCTGGATTGTTCGCGCTTGTGGCGCGAGTTCCGCGGCCGGTGGTGTCCAATTCCAACACCGCCGCGACGGCGCCTGTCAACGCGCAATCGGCACGATGACGACTTGCTATCTCGTCAGGCAGTCATACACCACCGCGAGCTGGAGCTGCCCGCGGCAGAAATCCGGGATCATCATTCGCGAGAGCGGCGAGTGATCGTTATTGCGGAATGTGGAGGAATTGCACAGGTCGCGGCCCCAAACGACAAAGGCAAAGCCGGCCGTGGTTCCTTCGTAGGCGTCCAGGCAGTCACGGACCTCTCTGAGGACGGTCTGGCGTTCGATGGCCTCAAGATCCGGGAAACGATGGATCTGCAGCCCGCCGCATTTCAGCGTCACCTTGCCGATTCGGCAGCGGGCCGGGGGGGGTGTCACCTTGCGTTCCACGGGCGGAAGTCCTGCAGAACCTCCGCCCGGATCCAATCCCATCGCCCCTCAAACTTGATTGCCCGGTCATCGATTGTCAGCCAGGCGGGAGGTTTTTCGTTCGCGAATTCGAATTCGAGCACCGCACCGCTGCTCTCACCTCCGTGCTCCCGCCATTTCGCGCGCTGCGCGACGAGCCAGGCCTGCATGGCGGCAATCCCGTCCGAAGACTTCGAGCGCGACGAATAGATCACCAGCTTGAAATGTTTCTGGGCTTCCTCCGCCCACTCGAAGAAGCCGGGCGTCACATCGTCGTAGATCTCGCCACCCTGCCAGCCGCGACTGTAGGCGTGAATCACCCCATCAAAGTCCAGGCACAGGATGGGACGGGATTTCATCTGTTGATCGGTCACCGGAAATATGGCTCCAGGCTGCGGACCACCGCGCCGAACAGATGATACTTCGCCCGCTGCTCCACTGGCAGCTCCGCGTAGGGCCGAATGCAGGGGTGGATTTTCCGCTCGGGGTCCTTGACCTCACCATAAACCCAGCCGTCGGCCACCTTCTGCGACAGCCATCTTTCGTGGCTGGCCTCCGGCGTGGCGTCGGGAGTGCGGAGATGGAATTCCACCCCAGCCACAGCGCTCTCGCGCTGCCAGGGCGGCGCATCGGACCAGGCCGGCTGCGACGTGTCGCCCATTGCCAGGCAGTAGGCGCGGTCCACCTCATGGGCCACCGCGGCAATCTCGATTGCGTTCATGCGAAGATCTCCCTTGGTTGTTAGTCCGCCCGCAAGCGCTCGGACCATCCACCGAGCTTGCGGGCAGCGAACTCCACTACGGTGGCCAGGCAGGCGGCGACGAAAGCCAGCCCCGCCAGGCAGTAGCCCGCGGCCACACGGGCCTCGCGTTTCATGTGACAACGCCCGCCGCGATGCGCTCGCGGAGCAGGTAGCCCTCCAGCGGCCAGATCTGGCGCACCGCGTCGTCGTAGGCGATGCGCTCGCCGATCGCCGGGTCGAAGTTGCGCGAGTCAGCCGCGGCTGCCGTGCCCACCACCTTGAAGCCGTTCTGCAGCGTGACGACGGCGATCGTCAGGGTGCCCGAGAAGAAGAACTCTTTGCCGGCGATCTTTGCATCGATCGCGGCGCGGGTGACCTTCGGGAACGGCTTTTCGGCAACGGCGGCGGCAGCCTCTTCAGTGCTTAGCATGGGAGACCCCTTCATCTGGTTGGAGAACAGCAACGGAACGCGTCCGGGATAGCGGCGGGCGCTTTACCGTTGCCCGCGCCGCGCCCGCAGCAGGCCCAGAGCCGTATCGACTGTGGGCCGCGCCTCGAAATCCGCCGCCGCGTCGCCCAGCGGCCGTTCGGTCCCACCAGGCTGCGCCGCCGCGCGCGCCGTCGCCGGCGGCGTGTACCGGCCCCTGGCGCTGGCGAGTGTCGGCGCAGGGGCAGCGGCTGGCGCCGGCATCCGCCGCCCGCGCAGCAACCGGTAGAGCATCGATTCGTAGCCCATCAGGATCTGGCGCGGATCCAGCACCTCCATCGTCGCCAACTCTTGATCGGAGTAGCCAACCTGGCGAGCGTGCGCGGCCAGGTCCGCCTGGATACGCTGGCGCAGCGCGGGATCGTTCCACCCAGGAACATGCTGCGCCAGGAAGCCATGGCCAGCGCGCATCACGGCTTCCTTGCGGGCACGAACCTCCCGCGCCTTCGACTCCTCCAGGTCTCGCAGCTCGGCCTGGCGCTGCTGCCAGTTCTGGAACCGGGCCAGCTTTTCATCGGCGGCCTCGCGGTCGCGCGCGCGCTCCGCCACCCAGTCAATCGGCTTGCTGAACTCCTCGGTGTCGGCCTGCACAATCGCCGCCAGGCGAGCGGCGAGCACGTCGCGCTGCGCCGAGAAGGCTGCGCCGAGCTCATTGGCCTGGCGGATTGCCGTGGCGGCTTCCTGGCTCTTCTGCGTGTAGTCGGCCTGGCGCAGGTAGCCCTGCTGCAGCTCCGCCAGCGGCACGCGGCTGAGCGTGCCACCGATGTTGACCGTGATCAGCGTCTCCGGCGGCGGTTCATGCCCGGGAGCCGCCGCCGGCGGGACAGCATGACCAGGCGCGGCCGGCCCGCCACCAGGTGCGGCAGGCGGCGCAAGGCCGGCCAGGGCGCCGGGGATGTAGCCGAGATCGTCACCACCAGGTTGCGCCGGTCCGGGTGGCAATGGCGGGCCGCCATTGTGCCCGATCGGTGGGCCGCCGTTATGGCCAGGCTGCGCGGGCGCCGCCGGCGAGGCCGGGGGGGCCGCGGCCGCCGGCTGGCCGCCCTGCTGCAGGGCACGGCGGCGCTCGCGCAGCCCGGAGAGCGCCTGGTTGAAGCTGTCGCCGGTCGACGGTGCAGCCGGGGCCGAAGGGTCAGTCAGCGGGGGCGCTTGTGTGCCGGACATCCGAGGGAAGCTCCTTGTGGCAGGACAGGCCGGCGGCGATCGTCGCGTAGCCGATTTCGTCCGTGTAATCGTCGGGGTTGTGCTCGCCGCTTTGGGTGCGGGCGATCTTCAGCAGCACCATCATCTGCGCCACGTCCGCGGCGGAGAGCGGGCCTTCATTGCCGCGCATGGACAGATAGGCCGTCCACAGGCGGCCGATGTTTTCCAGGTTCTCGGCGAAGTCGCCATGCGTGTCGGCGCGATCGCCGCGCACCAGCTCCCCGGCGCGCGCGTGAATCGCGATGGCCGCCCGGTAGTGGGACGGCAGCTGGGGCGTGTTCGGGCAGGGCGGAACGATCTTAGGCCCCATCGTCGGCACTCCTCCGATCCGGCTTCATGGGCGGCCGCCCACGGCCAATTCCCAACACGGCGAGGGAGGCGCGGGCGGCAACCGACAGCCGACCGCCAGCCAAATCGCCAAGCTGCTTGCCCGGTTCCTTGAGCAGCGGTAGCCGGCGCTGGCGGGGGCGGAACCGCCGCGCCATCACCGGGGCCTCCGCCTGGCGATCGCACCCGGCGGCTGCCGATCGATGATCGCCTTGTTGTTCAGCCGTTGCTGCAGATTGGCGCGGAGCGATTCCACCGCCCTGCGCTTGTGCCACTGCTCCTCGCGGACGTTCACCTGCTCGGATGTCACCCAGGTGTTGATGGCGTCCTGCTCGATTTCATCGAGCACCACCGCCAGCAACGGGTGATCCAGCAGCATCCGGGCCATCGCGGCCAATTCGTCCGGCGTGCTGGCGGCGATCCGCTCGCGGAAATCGTTGGTGCCGGACATTACAGGCGCTTCAGCTGGCCAACGCGCGCTGCCATGACATCCAGAGAAGCGTGCAGTTGATCCAGCACGTCGCGGATCTGGGAGGCGATGCCATCGTTTGCGGGTTTGGCAGCCGCCTCTGCCGGCGCCGGCGGCGGATACTCCGCAAACCCGTCGAAACGGCGCATCTCATCGCCCATTTCATCGTTGAGATCCCTGAACCTTTCCTGCGCGCTGGCGAGCCGGCGCAGAATTCCATCAAGGGACCGCTCCACCGCCGCATTGACAGCGCCCAGCGCCACATCGGTCGCGCGCGTCGCGCTGGCCGAGTCCGCGCCATAGGACAGGACTTTCGTGGCGCCGGCCTGGTCGACGGCGGGCTGGCGTTCGTCGAGCGCCCGCCGCACTTCCCGGCCGACCAGCTCGCGGAATTCCTCCAGCGATGTCACATGGCGCATCCGGCGTTCCGGCGCCGCCGCAACCGGCTTGCGCGCCGGCGCCTTCGCCGCGGCCTGCGCCTTGCGTTTCGGTTTCGTCGCCATCGGATTCTCCCTGCTGTTAGTTGGGGCGCCCGCTACCCGGCACTGGCGCCATCGCCAGGGGGTTCACCAGCGGGCGCTGCTTGGTGGCCTGCGCCACGGCCGCGATCAGCTGCGGATCGTTGTATTGCACGCCCTCGCCGTCAGCCTGGCCGTCGCCGTCGGGCGCCGCGCCGGGCATTCCCGGCAGCGCGGCCAGGCCCGGCACGGTGCCGGCGTCCATCGGCGTCGGATCGCCGATGCGTACCGCCGGCTCCATCACGTCGGGCGGCAGTTCGTTGCGCTGCATCAGTTGCGGCAGGGCGGCCAGGTTCACCGGCCCGCCATACTTGGCGGAGATCTCGATCGCCCGCAGCGTCGCATCCAGCAGTTCCTTGTCCCGCCGGAAATCGTCATCCAGGTAAGCCTTCTCACGCTCCAACGCCCGGCGCTTGGCGGCGTCGGACGTGTCGGAAACCACCTTCATCACCGCCGACTGCGCGGCCACCAGGTTCGGGTCCGGCGGCGGGGGCGGCGGAGGCTCCGGCACAAAGTCCAGCGGCAGCGGCTGGAAGTAGCGCTCCGTGTTCACCACCCCCAGCAGGTTCATCAGATCGTCCAGCGTGGCGCGGTACTGCCCCATCGTGACCAGGGGATTGCGCGGGCCCAGCGTGGTGAGGATTTCCTGCTGGCGCGTCGCGATCAGGGTCAGCGCCTGGACGCGTTCGGTGATGCTGCCCCGGCCGACGCCAACCTTCACCTTGACCCGGAAAGCGTTCTTCCACGGCCGAGGATCCACCGGCACCCACTTGCCGCGCAGCTGCACGGTGCGCGGCCGGTCCTGGTGCGTGCACATCATCCCCAGCACGCCCTGATAAAGCCGGGCCAACCCTTCCGCCAGGACGCGGATGATGTATTCCAACCGGTCCTGCGCGGCGGAGATCTGCGCCGACACGGCGATGGCGGTGGAGGATTGCAGCGCCTCCGCCGTCAGCCCCTGGCTGGTGCGCGTGATTCCCGTGCGCGCCTCCCGGACCGATGTCAGCGCATCCATGATCGGCAGGGCGGTGGGACCGAGGAACGGCTTCTGCAGCTCGCGAACGGCGCCGGATTTTTTCACGCGGATGGTGGCGCCCACTTCCGTGTTCAGGGCGTCATCCAGGTTCGTGTCATTTTCCACCACCTCCGTGCGGGGGTGGAGGGTGCTGGCCATATTGTCCAGGATGTTGCGCATCACCGCGCTCATCGCGCGCTGCAGATCGCCCACTCGGTCCGTGAAGCTGTCGCCGACAATCCGGTGCGGCGCGAGGAACGGAGAGAGCGGCGCCCACGGGATACACTCGGCCGGCTCATGCGCCAGGATGTGGCAGGCCTCGCCGCAGGCCTGGATGCGGCGCAGCTCGGCGATGCCGTCGCCGTCCCAGTCCACACGCACCCAGCCCTCGATGTAGTCCAGGCCGCGCAGGGCCGGGTCCGTGCTGCGGGAGAATCCGCCGCGGCCGGCCAGCTTGTCGCGCCGGCGCGTCACCGCGTTCTGGCGCGCGCCGGTGCTGCTGGCATAGCGCGCCAGATCCTCGGCCTTGAACCCCAGCGCCACCAGATCGGATTGCGGCATGTTCCGCCGCACGTGGAAGTGATACCGGGCTTCCTCAACGCAGGGCGCCAGCGGGTCGGTCCACACATCCTCGGTGGGGTAGGCGCCGACGCGCGGCCGGTTCTGGCGAACGCGGCGGGTGATGTCGCAATCGAACACCAGCAGCGGCTGGCCAGGCATGGCGATGACGGCGGCTTCCGGCGACGCGGCCAGCGCCACGCGCTCATCCTCCGTCGCCGGCCGGCGTACCACGCGCAGCGCGTTCACGCCCTCTTCCGTGATCAGCGATGCCGCCTGCGGCTCCAGCAGCCCGCGATAGCTGGCGTGCTCGATGGTGGTGGACGTGTCCCACCACCATTTCAGCCAGCCAGCCTTCAGGCTGAAGGCCTCCAGCGCCGCATCGTGGATGGCGCGGAATCCGTCGCACTCATCGAACACCACGAACTGGGTGTAGTCCGTCGCCTGGGGGGCGGCTTCCTGATCGGCCTGCTTGCGGGCGGAGAATTCCACCGGTCGCTCGGCCCCGCAGAACACGCGGATGACCGTGGGCATGGCGGCCGCGATCGTGTCGCGCACCTCCGTCAGCACCACGCGGGAGCGGCCCTTTTCCTCATTGCCGAACGGATCGCCGTTGTAGAGGCGCAGCGCCTCGGCGCGCACGACGGAGAGCTGATCGTTATAGGACCGCGCTTCCGCCAGCATGGCCCGCACGACGGTCTCGAATTTTTCCAGGGGCATGCCCTCGGCCGCGACGATCACTTCCTCACCGTCGGCGGTGCTGGCCAACGCGGGATAGCCCGTGGCCTGGCGGCTGGAATCGGTGCTGGCTGCGGATGCTGACATGCGACCCTCGCGAAGGGCCGCAGCTTCACACGGGGCGCGCGGCGCGTGTCAATCCGCAATCGTATGAAGTGACACTTGCGGTTTCACGGGAAACAGCAAGTCTGGTTGGGCGAGATTTGCGGTTAGGGATGCGCCAGCCCTTGGCCCGGCTCAGCTGGATGCGGACGGGGGCAGTCACTGGGCCTTCTCCATTGCCGCCTTTGCACTCATCCAACCAGCGCGCCTAGCTGCCGCCACGGTGTTCGGCTTTCCAGGCGGCGGTGGCGTCTTCCGCTTGCCACTCAGGAATTCCAACAAGCCGCGATTGTGTGCCGTCAGATTGCGGCTGCGTCGGGTGGTCTTCATGTCGCCGCCGCCTTGCGTCCCGGCGCCTTCATGACTTCCGAGGCAACCTTCCAGCCGAAGGATGTCAGCCACCACCATGAGCTGTCCGGTGTATTCCCTGTTCCGCGCTCATCCTCGGTTCCGGCACCATTGACCAGGCCGTTGTGATAGAGCTCCCGCATCTTCGGCGCGCTCGTGCGCAAGTCCCGCCGGCGAATCATCATCAAGTTCCCGCCGCGATCCTTTCCGTTCTCCATGAGGATTCTGATGATGTCGCGCTCTCGCTTGGATAGCCCCGCCGCAGCCGCCACAGGATCGGCACCAGCACGGATCGGCACGCCCACGTCCTGGCTATGCTGCAATCGCATTCCGAGGACACCCCGCGGCGATAGAGCATGAACCATCACACAATCCCCCCCAAATTCCGCCGCAGCGGCTTCGACCATGAGCGGCCACCTGCAGCCGCCCCGGCCGTTGTTATCACCGATGACGAGAGCGTCAGTGCCAAAGCGTCGGCGTCGTCAGGCGACCGGCCGAGCCGGGACCGCACCTGATCCTTGCCCTCGATACGCAGCTTGCCGTCGCTCAGGTAGCCGTATTTCGCGGCGCACATCGCGTTCTTCAGCGGCTCATCCAGCGGCATGGAGACCCGGCCAGACTGGATCCACTCGCGCATGTTCCACCACAGCTCATCGCGCACCCGGTGCACGGCGCGGTGGGATGACGTTTCGGACACGTTGACATCCACGATCGGCAAGCCCTGTTCGCGCAGGCGGTCCGCCACCGGGCCGCCGATGCCGATCGTGTCCACGCCGATCGCGGCCGGCCGCGCCTGGTCTGGCAGCATGTTCCACTCCGCCATCACGAAGCCCACCACGTTCATGGTCTGGAAACTGTCCATCCCGGATAGCCGGCGCGGCGGGTCGGTCATCACGTAGCCGCGGCGCTTGACCAGGCAGGACTGATCGGAACCCTGGCGCGCCAGGTCGAGGCCCCAGATCTCCGGCGCCGACTCATCGATCTCCGCCACCCGGCGCATCGCCTCTTCCACCATGTTCAGCGGAATCCACGCGTCGCCATCCGCCAGCGGGAATTCACCCAGCACGCGCACGCGGTAGGCGTTGCTGTTTTCGCCATAGGTATCCGCGATCTCCCGGGCGAATTCCGGGTCCGCCATCGTGGAATCCTGGCAGGCGACCTTCATCGTCCACCACCTGGCGGACAGGGCCGGGTCCGTGTGCGTCTTGAAGAAAAACCCGCTCGCGTAGTTCGGGTTTCCCGCCAGCACCATGATCGCGCCAGGCGTCGACATCGCCGAATGAGACGCCTCGAATACCGCATCCGGCACGCCGGAGGCCTCATCCGCCAGCAGCATCACGTGGCGGGAATGGATTCCCTGCATCACCTCCGGCGATTCCGCGCGCGAGGTGCGGGCCGTGATGAACGACTCGGCCGGCGCGGCGAGCAGCGCCACGCGATCGGATGTCACGTCCAGCAGCTGGCGCCAGCGCACCGGCAGGCGATTGATCCATGCCAGCAGCTCTGCCCACAGCGCGTCGTATAGCTGCGACGCGGATGGCGCCGTGATCACGATCTTCACCGGCGATCGCGTCAGCAGGAACCAGATCGCCACCCAAGCCAGTTCGGTGGACTTTCCCACGCCATGGCCGGAGCGGACCGACAGGCGCCGGTGCCCAGCCTCCAGGGCGGCCAGTGGCTTGTCCTGCCAGGCCTGCGGCGCCGCACCCCACACCTCCCGCACGAACAGTCCCGGCCGGCGGCCGTAGCGTCGCATCATGAACGCCCACGGGTTCGCCAGGCTGGCGAGGAATTCGGCGGTGGGGGGGCCGTCGATATCGCTCATTCCACAGCCTCCGGCAGGCATACGTCCCAGCACCGCACCCGCACCTGGCGGCGGATCGTCACGGGCATCTCACGCGTTTCCGTGCGTTCCACCAGCATGCCGCGATCGCGCAGCTCCGCCAGGCAGTGGGAAAGCCGCGATGGCGTGATACCGAGCTCGGCCGCGAGTTGAGTGAGATCCGGCACGGGGGCACCACCAGGTGGCAGCAGTTCACGCAGCCGGAACAGCAATTCCGCCTGGCGCCAGGCGGCCCGGCCACCCCGGCCGATGCGCCGCGCCAGCGCCCCGATCGCCACGTCGCGCACCACGCTCGACATCTCCGTCATTCCCCATCCTCCCGATCCGCATCGCCACCACCTGGCAGCTGCTCCGCCTCACCCTCGATCACTGCGCCGTTGTGGGACGCATCCCAGAGCGCCAGGCCCGCCTCCGTGGGGGGCGGAGCGTTCGGGATCGGCAGCATGCCCAGATCGCCCATATCAGCGTCGCCGGCGGCCGCTGGCAGGAAGGCCGGCACCATCTCGCCGGTATCCGCGTCCTGCGCCTGCTGGACGGCCACCCAGTGAGCGCCAGGACCGGCTTCCGCACCATCGATCGCCCCGAAATCCTGCTTTGGCGCCCCGTAGCCGCGCGCCAGCAGCGCCTCGGCCGCCCGCACCACCACGGCGCCGTGCTCCGCGGGGTTCAACCGAACGCATTTGACCAGTCCGAGCACCGCCTCTGCCGTGTAGCGCCTCGCCAGGGCCGCCACATCGGCGGTGGAGGGCCGCCCCGCCGGGTTGCCGGACTGGCCAGGCCGGAACGTGGTCTGGTTACGCGCCACGCGGCCCCTCCCGCCCCACGGCCAGGCCCTGCGCCCCCATTGGCCCCCAGGATTTTTCGGAATTTTTTTCCGGCTGGGCACCCCGGGACACTCGCGATAGGGGGCACCAGCAACCGGGGGCCGGCGGCACCCCCCCCGGGGGGGTCGCGCGTGGCATTTCCGCAACACTATGGCCACGACGCCACGGTCCGGACGCCTGCCGGCACCCGCTTTCCGGTCCGTTTTCAGGTTCCCCGGCGCAACCCGTTGAAATCACATGATCCCGGGACGCTGGTCCAGCGTGCCACCCCCCAAACCCGCCGCCCGGACCACCAATTTCCGCCGCTCCGGCACCCCGGCCAGGTGCCGCCAGGCGACCGCCGAGGAGCCCGGCGGCGGCGGCTGGCCGGCCAGCACGCGCGCGCACGGGTTTTGCCCTGTTCTCGGCGCCCATCCAGTGAGCTCTCCGGCGCGCCGGCTCCGCAACGTCTCCGAGGCAACCCATTGAAAAGTCTATATATGGGCGTAACGGTCGCGCCATTCCGGTAACGCATCCGGTTACAGCGCAAGCCGTTGATCTATCTACTACTTCCCCACGATGTAACGATGTTACGATGTAACCGATATACCTACACGCGCGCGGGCGCGCATGTGATATGCCCACGGTTACATCGTAACATCGTATACAGATCAATGATTTCAGTGGGTTAAGCGTAACCCTACCCGTAACCGTCCGGTTACACCCCCTGACCCTTGAGGCGAAAGCCTCAATCTGCCAACGGGTTCGGGCCCGGGACAGGGTGCGCGCAGCATGCCCGGCCCGGGTCAGGATGGCAAGCGTGGTCACGCCACGTCCCCTGGCAGCAGCACGCCAGCCTCGGCCGCTTCCTCCGGTGTCATGCCGACGATGCCGGCCAGCACCACGCTCAGCGGCAGCAGCACGCCCTTGGCCACGCGTCCGGCGATCCGCACGCCGGTCTCGGTCGATATCGCCGCCGGCGCCCGCAGCAGCGGCTGACGCCAGCCGCCCATGCCGCTCGGCAGACCCTGCCAGCGCGTATCCCGGAACAGCCACCGCAACTGCGCGGACTGGTTGGCGACCATCAGGAAGCGCTGCCCCTTCCGATCGATGATTCGCAGGCCGTAGCGGCCCAACAGCTGGGCAGCGTCCCGCGCGTCATCGTCGCGGGCGGCGTAATCGATCGCCTGGGCTTCCGTGCGGTTGGACGGGCGCAGCTTGTCCATCACCGAAGTGTCCGGGACTACCTCCGCCCTGCCGTAGCCGGCGGCCTGCTGGACCCACTCACCCATCTTCCGGTGCTGGTCCCCGCTGCGGAATGGCTGGATGAGCTGGTCGAGGATGTGATCCAGGCAGCGCCGCCACTCCGGCAGCTCCTCCGTCTTGTGCTGCAGCAGCACGCTCGCCAGATCCTCGGCCAGGTGATCCAGGCCGCCGGCGAGAATGTCATCATCCGACTGCAGCACATGGGCGCAGGCCAGCAGCGTTCCATAGGTATCCGCCAACCGGTCATCAAAGCCCATTTCCTGCAGCAGCGCGCGACACGCCGGCAGGATCTTCACCCGCAGGTGATCCCACCGTGCGCAGAGCCGGGTCAGGGATCGCCGCCCAAGCACCGGCGCGTCCGCGTTCACCACCAGGCGCGGCCGCGCACCTGCAGGCGGCCGCAGCTCCAGCACCGCGATCCGCGATCGGTCCTGCGCCTCCATCGGTGGCAGGTTGATGCCGCAGAAAGCGAACGCCGATCGCAATCGGAATGACGTGGCCTGGTGGTCCTGCCCGCCACGCGACATCTCGCCGCCGGTGTAGGCGGACCTGGCGATCGTCATCATCGCCTCCGCCCGGCCGTTGTCGGCGGCCGCCTCGAACTCATCGAGCAGCACCGCCAGGCTGTCCTGCTGCAGGCGCTGGTACACGCCGGCCGGCGTGGAATCGGACAGCGCGATCGCCCAGCCACCAAGGGTCCGGGCCAGCAGGCTCAACGCATGCGACTTGCCGGATCCGCGCGGGCCGGTGATGAACAGATGCGGCCGCACATCCATGGCGCCGCCCACCAACGCGACGCCGATGTAGCCGAGCAGCAGCTGCGTATCGAGGCGCGGCCGCACCCAGTCATAGGCGGAAATCTCCGCCAGCAGCTCGCGACCGACCGATCCCTCGCCGCCACTCTCCACCGTTGGAGCTGGACCAGGGAGCGCCGGTAGCCGCGGGAAGATCTGGACATCCCCCGATTCACTCACGCGCCGGCCCGTTGGCCGCTGCTGGCCGCGCACCCACAGGTGCAGCCCCAGATGGAGGATCAGCTCGCCGCTGCCATCCACGCTCGCGCCGCGGCCGCGGAGGGATTCGGCCAGGTCGACGGGCCCGAGGCGCGCGCAAGCGGACTGCAGTGCATCCGATACGAGCTCCGGGCGGAACGTATCGGCCTCGTCGGAATTCTGCCCTTTCTTCGGGCGCGGGTAGTTCTTCACCAGCCAGTCCACATGCGGCGCGCACAGGCTCACCAGCTGGTTCCGCCCCAGCTTGTCCGTGGGGCAGCGCCGCACCTGGCCGATCGCGTCCAGCACCAGCGCGCTCGCCCCATCCACGCCGAGCGGCTGAAACGGACAGCCATCGGCCAGCGTTGGCCCCCGGTCGACGGGCCGGGCCGGGCGGCTCACGGTCGCGCGGAGATGCTTGATTTTCGAATCATTCTCGCCAGGCTCAGCCATGCGGCACCTCGGCGTCGACCACAAGGGCAGGGTCGGAAGGGCGCACCCCAGACGGCGCTTGCATAGCCTCCACCAACAGCCCCACCAGGGATCCGACGGTCATGTGTGCGTCGACGCGATCCAGCAGCGGCGCGCCGGGATCCAGGCACCAGACAATCGCGAAGGCCTGCGCCTGCGCGATCGCGGAGGTGACAACGTTCTTGCTTTCCTCATCGCCGCGGGCAACGTCGTCAGCCACCAGGTCAAGGATCGCCTCACGGAGCCGATCGATGCGCTCCCGCATGTCGCCCGTTGCGCGTTGCAGCTTGGGAACGTGTTGCATGTTTCCTCCACCCGGATTCAAGCCAGGGCCAGCCTTCGCGCACCGCGCAGCCGATGCCGCAATAGGCGCGCTCGATGGCCCCGTTTTTGTTGCGGCCGAGCGCCACCAACGTCACCCCGCGCGCGCCGCACACGCAGCAGGCCATGGCATCCAGCGAGAGCCCCCCCCCTACGGGCGGCAACATCGCCTGGCGCGCTTGGGTTCGTTTCATCAGGGGGACCCCCGGCCGTCGCCGGCCCTGTCCGCCAGGTGGCGGCCTTCGGCCGCGGCGATCCATTGCACCGCTTCCAGCAATGCCCTGCCGGAGGCGCGATCAGGCCGCTTGATCGCGGCCTCCGTCGGCGCCAGCGCGCTGCGCTTATCCGACGGCAGCATGTTCCAGTGGCTCGAACAGAACGGGAAACGGTTGGCGGCCTGGCGCCGGCAGGTATGTGCGCCGCACCGCATCACGCACGCCCCGCCGGCACCGCCTCACCGAGCAGCAGCAGCTGCAGGCGGGACTTGGCGGCCTCCATCATCGCATCGAGCACGGCGTCAGGAGCGCTTCCGGACCGCTCCGCGGCAGCCACCACCAGCGCAACCGTCACCGATTCCCACGCCAACCCGACGACAAGCGGGCCACCGGCAAACGCACGGCGCAGGAAGTCCTCACCCAGCGCCTTTGCGTCCGCGCGCAGCCGGCCATCAGGACCGGCCTCGGGACTGCCTGCAACACCCATCAGAGAAGCCCCCCCGCCGAGAGCATCGCCGCCGCCAGGCGGCGCGTGGTGGGCAGCCCCACAGTGAGCCAGAAACCAGCGGCCAGCAGTGCAGCGAACAGCACCAGGCGCATCAGGCAATCCTCCTCACCGACGAAACGGAGTAGCCGGCGGTGTCCACCTGCCTGCCGATACGGCCATGGCCCCGGAAAAGGATCCGCGCATCGGCTGCGGGAACGGCCCAGCACAGCGCGCAGGTCGCGCAGCATTGGGTGCCGCCGGTCTGTGCCGGGCAGATAATGGCTCTGCCGTCAGGCATCTCGCCCGCCCATATGGTGGACGCCTGCAGTGGCTCCGGCGCGGTCTCTGCCGCGACTGAGAAACGGATCACACAGCGGCCCGGCCACGCGATGTTGGCCGCGGCGATTATTCCGCCGGTGTCCGATCCCACCGGATGCGCCGTGTAGCCCCATACATGCAGGCCAGGATGGCAGGACAGCCAGCCGAACCAGGCGCGGGCATAGTCCAGCGACCAGAAGTCGCCGAGGACATGCAGTCGAACAGCAATGCCCCCCCCGGCGAGCAGTGACGCTAGCTCACTGTCCAGCCGCGCGATCAGATCGGGGCCGTGCGCATGGCGTCGCGCCAGCGGCATTGAATTGCCATAGCACTCACGCCACAGATCGCAGGTGTCCGGGCATGTTGCCCGCTCTTCCAGGGTAAGCGTGTAGATCGGCAATCCCCGCCAAGGGCCCTTGTGGACGATCGCGCCGATCTTGGCGCTGTTATGGCCACTGACTAAAAGGCGCGGCGCGTCAGCTGGCTCGAACACACGCGTCGGGAAGATCGTGCGTCCCTCGCGAACTGCGGGATGGGACGCGCTCAGCGCGGCCTGGCCACGCGATATCTCGTCATGTCTGCCGGAGACAGTGGTTCCGGAAAATCGCGAAAGGCGGCCGCCGGACGGGCGGAGGGATCCACCGAACGCTGGCACCGTTCTCATGCCGCGCGCCCCCCGATCTGTGCCAGCTCGAATTCCGGCAAACCAAGATCGCGCGCCTTCCGGTTGACCACCACCAGATCCAGCTTGCCATCCGCGCAGAGTCCGCGCTGGTTGGCCCAGCGCATGATCTGTGCCTTGTCGGCGACGATTGGCCCCTGGCGTAGCACGGAGCGCGGCGGCGCAGCCTCGCCGGTCGGACGCACGGCCGCGACAGGGGGGGGTATCGGTGCGCGCGGCCGGTCATTCCCCGCACCGACCTTGCGCGCTGCCCGTGCGGCCGCCATCCGATCACGCCCTGCCGGGCGTTTGAGGTTCAGCCAACTCACCCGGCTGTAGAGCTGACTCAGGTGCAGCTCGACGCCAGGCAGGGCATTCACCGCCGCCAGGATGATGGGGTTCTTCGTGCCGGCCGGATATTCCCGCCGCAGGATGGCATCCCTCTCCGGCGACCACAGCACGCGCGGCGGCCGCGAAAAGGCCGCCCCGGCCGGCAAGGTGGCCGGGGCGGAAAGTGCCCCGGCGCCATTCGCCGGGGTGGAGGAAACGTCCAAGCTCGCCGGCTCTTCCCCCGCCGGCCGGGGATCCGCCAAAGCGGAGTGGTTCGACGCCGCCGCCGGCGTCATGGCGTCCGTCGCGGCGGCGTCGGCGCGCGGAACATCGGCGATCGGGACGGGCTGCCCCCCCCTCTCACCGGCAATCCGCGCGATCCTGTCCAGGAAATCGCTCAGCACCCGGCGCGTCTCGGCATCCAGGCGGATTTCGTGGACGACGTGGAACATCAATCACGCCCCCCCCGCATCTTCTGCTCGAAATCCCGCATGGCGGCCATCAGGCTGGCCAGCGCGCCGATCACGACGGCCAGGCCACCAGCTGCAATCCATCCGATGGCTTCCCAGGTCATGGGTGCACCAACCCGCCGCCCAGCACGGCGCTGATCGCCGAGAACGCGGCCGCCCAGGCGAGGAGGATGCGAATCATGCCGCCACCAGCCCATCGGCGGCCGCGTTGGCATCGGCGGCGATCGCCTTCGGCCCCGCGCGCTGGTCCCGCCAGAAATCGTTCACGTCTTTGAAGCCAACCGGCGGCAGCATGATCTCGACCTCACGGCCTTCCGCCTGCCAGCGCGCGATCGCCGCCTCCCGCGCCTGATCGGTCGCAGGGTTGAACCCGTCCCGATCGGCGACGAACACCAGGTGGCGGAACACCGCCGGCAGGGCGATGGCCGACAGGTTGCCGATGTCGACCCCTGCCACCACGCGCGCCTCCGGCCAGGCCAACGCACCGGTCAGCGCATTCTCGATGCCCTCCGCGATCAGCAGCAGGTCACCCTCCGGGGCCTGCATCAGCCCCTTCCGGCTCTTGCCCTTCAGCAGCGGGATGATGTTGCCCTTCTTCTCGCCGAAGGACTTCTTGGCCGGCGCCACCGCGGCCTTGCCCCAGACACCCGGCATGCCCGGCACCAGGCCGAGGAACGTTTGATGAACGCCGACGACTTCGCCCGTCGAAGGGCGGACCAGGGGCGCCAGCATCGCCGGCAGGTTGCCCACGGCGTGCGAGTGCCAGCAGCGCGGCGCGAACTTCAGGGACCGCAGATCGTGGCGGTCGGACTTCGGACCGCGGCGGAATTCCGCCAGCGCCAGGCCCCGGTGCAGCAGGTAGCTTTCCACCGGGGTGCGGGCGATCTCCGCCACGCTGTCCAGGTAGACCCCCATCGCCGCGCGCTTCCGTTTCGCGGCATCGTCCAGCGCCTCCGCCTCGCGCCTGCGCCGATCCGCCTGGAGCGCCGCCTGGCGCGCGCGCTCCGCCTCCGGATCTTGGGGGTAAGCGTCCGGACTGATCCCCAGCCAGTTCATCGCCCAGCGGTAGGCGTCGGAGCGGTTGCCGTTGCAGATACCCCAGCGTACCAGCTCCAGCATGTCGCCGCGCTGGCGATCGGGATCGGACCAGTTGCAGAACAGGCCCGCCTTCCGGCCGGCCATCACCACCGACCACACGCCGCCGTCCGGCCCATGGCCGCGCAGCTCGCGCCCCTCACGCTGCGCGTCCGGCAGGATTCGCGCCACCACCCGGTCGATATCGGCCAGCAGCCCGGCCGCCAGGTCGCGCGCTTCGGGGCCCCGCATCGTCAGGCCGCCACGCGCGGGACGGCGGCCTGGCCATCCGGGTCCGGGTTGAACCGCAGCTGGATATGCGGGCTCCAGCCGGGCGGGCGCCAATTGATCCCCCGCGCCACGCACAGCTGCAGGAACTGCGTCTCCCGCGCCGGCGGCACCTGGTTCGCGTCAATCCAGTTCTGGACCGCCTGGCGCGTCACCCCCAGCAGAAGGGCCAGCTCGACCGTGCCACCGAGATCCTTGACCATCGCCTTGACCGTGATTGGCTCCGCCACTTGCACCACTCCCGCGTGCTTCCTTGCCCAACGCGATCATGATACGGTTTATCCACTTGATGTCGTCAAGCCCCTCTCGCGACAATCGCGGCGCGACAAAGCAAGAATACTTCGCCTTTACGGAAGCGGACGGAACGGCATTTTGTGGCCTTTCGCGGGAATTGAGGCCGATCCGGCGGCAGGTGTAGAAAAGCGGGGCTTGCTCGCCTGCCGCGAAAATTATTTTTGGAGACGCGCCTGTATGGCTCGAAAAAAGCGCGACATTCACCTTCTGGCGGCGATCAGCCGCCGGTTCCTGGCTGCCAGGCGGGCGATATCGCCCACGGCACTGGCCCTCGCGGAGCACTATGACATCGGCCAAACCACCTGGTCGGAATGGGAGCGTGGCGTGTCGTTCCCGCCGGCGGCCATACTGGTTCTTCTATGGAAAGATCATGGAATATCAGCAGATTTTCTGTATAGCGGCGACGAAGGCAATCTTAGGGTGGCACTACGGGACCGGATCAGAGACGAGCTCGCGAAAATTCCGGAACTGAGCGAGGCCGATATTGCCGCTCTACACAAGAACCAGAAAGCGGTGCGCACATCCGGTCGCGGGCCACGTCGGAAGCCGCGCCCTGGAAATCCTGCATAACCGTATTTCGTATTGACACAGGACGGCGAGCAAGCCTAGCTTGCGCGGAGTGGGACGGAAGTCCGCACCAAGTATTCCGCGAGAGGATGGCATGACCGACACGCACGACGGCTGGCTCTCCCGACAGGGCCTGCTTGCCTACCTGGACATCTCCGAGAAGAAGCTCCGCCAGCTGCTGCGCGACGGCGCCCTGCCGCAGCCATCGGATCTGCTGGGCACGCATCTGTTGCGCTGGAGCAGGGCGGAGATCGACGCCGCGCTGGCCGCCAGGCGCGCCAGCAGCAAGATCGTTCCCGGCGACCTGGCCGGCACGATCAAGGCCATCGGCACCCCCAGCGATTTCCACTGAGGGTTGCGCCATGTCCAAGCAATCATTCCTCCCGCGCCGCGTGGCACGGACGCTGGCCGACGGCACCCAGGTCGAATACTGGTATGACCGCGCCACCGGCCAGCGCACCGCGCCGCCCAGCGCAGCCGCGATCGATGCCGCCCGCGATGGCCGCCTGACTAAAGCCGCCTTCCGTGCCCACTCGGCCGAAGGGCCGGATGCTGCGTTCGGCGACATCATCGCCGCCTGGCAGATGTCGCCGCACTGGGCAGACCTGTCGCCGGCGACGCGGCGGATGCACGTCGCCACCATGCGCATGCCATCGCTGGCCTATCTGCGGGCGATGCCCTGCCGCGCGATCGAGACGCGCCACCTGGCGCAGCTGCGCGATCAGATCGCCATGGCCGGCCTGAACAGTCACGGCCGCAAGCTGACCGGCGCCGCCAACCAGATGCTGAACACCATCGCGAGCTGCTGGAAATGGGCCCAGGAAGCCCGCGGCATCGGCCCCAATCCGTGCGCCGATGTCAGTCGCTTCCGCAACCAGAAGAGCTTCGCGCCGTGGTCGGACGAGGATCTCTCCGCCTGGCTGCAGCAGGGACCGCCCGCGATCGCGCGGGTGATTCGCCTGGCATGCTGGACCGCGCTCCGGCGCGCGGATCTGCTGACCATGACCTGGAGCGCGTGGGACGGATCGGCGATCTACGCCGTGCCGCAGAAGACGCGCCACAGCTCCGGCACCAGGCTGCGCCTGCCGCTCAGTCCGGAAGCAAACGCCGCGCTGGCGGAGTGGCGAGCGGAGGCGGAGGCGCGCGGCGCCGGCGGGCCGGAGGATCTCATCCTGACCGATCCGAAGGGCCGCCCGTGGGGCGAATTGGACCGCGGCGGTCACGCCTTCAAGCGGTTCGAGAAGGCATGGGTTGCCGCCCGCCGGGATAACGGTTTGCCGAACCGGACCCTGCACGGTGTTCGCGCCACGGTTGCGACCCGCCTTTACGACACCGGCTCCGTCGCCACGCACGACATCATGGCGGTGACCGGCCACACGACCGAGAAGGCGTTCCTGCGCTATGTCGGCGCATCGGACCAGAACCAGCGCGCCGAGCGCGCAGCAGCGGTGCTGGCCACCGTGCTGCCGGCGGCGAAGGAGTGACCAGCGATGGCGCACACGCATCCCAGCCGTCACGCGGCGCGGTCAAATCAACCTCAAGTATCAATTGCAGTGACGCTTGAGAAATGTTCTAGGTTCAATTTGCGGGGGGCAAGGGGACAGCGTCCCC